CAAGCAACAAGGACAGGAATGTACCTGCCCTCGTGCCAAACTATATTAAATTGTATAGGAGAAACTCTGATAGAACCTAACGTGGTCATATGTTTCAGGTTCAGTGCCACCTGTGTTAGCGTGACAAGATAACAACATTTGTGCGTGTGTAGGTGTTTCAGGTGTTAATCCAATTAGTCCATCAGTGCCCCTAGTAAATCCCGTTTCTGAACTCCTCAAAATAATCGAAGGATTTAACTGCAACTTCTTCATAATTGGTAACTCAACCTGTCCAGAGAAAATCAAATCAAAGTACGACGTTCCTACTACTTGGAAAGGAACTACATCACTATCCCATTGAAATTCTCCACTACAACTATCGCCTACGTATTCAGCCCTATATCGCCAACCAAATTGGTCTAATGGGTGCAAATAAGAGTACGTGTTAATAGGGAACTCTCCGCACCTCATATAGTTCAAGAAGTTGTTATACAACATAGTACTACCCTCGTCATTTGGGTGTACACAATCTGACATAAAGTATGCAGGACAATTCATAGCGATTTGTGAGTTATTCACGAACAACACCTTAGGTGAATATGATACACATTTTTTGATAACGTGTTGTACCAACTTCATTCTATTAGGTTGATTCTGTGTATCGTCTGACGTTTTGTCAAATTCATTACCGATTGGTGCTAAATGAATACGTTCAACGTTTGGAAAGTTTTGAAGTACAAAGCTGATAAATTGTTCTACTTTTCCGTGTAACGCAATAATGTTATAGTTGTCCCAAGTATCGTTCAATCCTAGCGTACTAACAACATCTGTTATTGAGTTAATAGCATCTGCACTCATTGAACCTAATTTCTGTGTCAGTTGTGGAATTACATTAACAGCATTTCCACCGTAAGACATCATACCTACGCTCAATTCATCAACAATAAATCCGTTGTTCTTTAGTCTACTAGGGAACGGATTGTCGGTAACACCACCAACACCATAACTATCAACAACGTAGAACCATTTTCTGTCTTTGTGTAGTCTTTCAATCTCGTCCCGTGCGTACTGGTCTTTAATGTTAAATACTTCACGGGTTCCTAGTTCAACCTCTCTAATATTTCTGCGTGACAATTTCATCACTCCTTTCTTAATATTTTACACCATATACGTACAACATTACGCTTTCAGTTTGTGATGTAAATGGTGCTAAAGCAATGCTAACTAAACTATGGTCACCTAGTGCCTGTCCATCAAATTCAGATAAACACTTCTGTACGTTTACAAACCTAATAGCACCAAATGTATCAACCGTAGCATTTGTATTAGTAAATACTTCACTTTGTACTACAACATTTCTCAATGCGTCACCGCTAAACTCTAAAAGGTTTGCTAGTCTTTGCATATCAACCTTGTTTAGTTCAAAGTCATTATGAATGTTATATGCACCGTTGTAACCACTAATAATATCAGTTGCAAACTCTAGTCCAACAACTCTAAACAGTAAAGTATCATACTGTAACATATTTTGTAACCACGTGTTCATATCACTTTCACTTGTATCAGTAAAAAGTGTAACCATATTATTTACAGGTTGCTCTGCATATAGTTGTGTATATTGTGGGTCATAGAGTTTCTTGTTTTCCCACATTTCAGTTTCAGAATTATATCTAATTATTTCACCGTTTAATAGGTTAGTAAAAGAAGTTATAATTCTTGTTAGATAAGGTAGAATTTTTAGATAAAAATTGTGCAATTCTACTTGTAATCTATTTTTTGTGATAATTTTATCACCACCTATAATTTCTCTTAATCCCATTGTATCACCACCTTATTCAAATCTCATTGTAAATGTGTACGTTTCGTTTGGTTGAATTGTTACAGGTTCTATTACCTCTCTTGCAAATAAACAACGATGATATGGTGAATTACTTCCAACATTACATACTAAACCAACTTCTCTAATTGTGATAGGTTCTAGTGTGTTATTTGTAAATGTTGTTGAGGTATAACTAGCGTGTGTGTTTTCTTCGTAGGTTTGTTCGTTTGATGAGCTATTTGGAATTGTTGTTGATGAAATTTTTGTTAAACCTGTGGTTTCTATTGTGTAATCGTCTTTTGTAGGTGGTGTGCCGTTTACACCAACTAAAAGTTCTCTCCTACCATTAGCAAAAACAAAATACTGACCAATATTTCCAATATAACCATTCTGTAATGTACCATCAATGTCTTTGAAAGCATTACTTTTATTTGAGCCACCCTCTGTAATTATTTGTAACATACTTCTAAAATTTTTTGTAATCATAATATTATACCCTTTCTACCGTTACAGGTGTACTTATTGTATCTAAAAAATTGTTTATTGAGTTACTAGATGCTAGTATTGACATAGCACCTCTCTGAACGTAACCACCACTCTCGCTCGGTAGTGGATTAACTACGCTATCCATATCAATTGCGTCTGCTTCAACAGGACGTTCATACAAATCGTCATAGTAGAACGCACCGCCTCCACCACCTGTACCATTCAAGTACGGTCTAATCTTTCTATAAAATGCGTGCAAATTTGATTGCAATTTGGTTTTGGTAATTACTTCATCACCACCCATTAGTTGACCCATTTAACCACTCCTTTCATTTGTTTATATCACCCAACTTATAGAACAGTTAATTTTTTTAATACTGCCTTTATTTGTTGTATTAATAAGTATAATAATTTCTCCACTTGTAAGCATATTCACATCTAACGGTGTCGTAGTTGCACCAAAATATGAACTCGTTGTACTCTGTGCTAAAATTATTCTATTAGAATTAAATTTAGGCTTATATTCATTTGGCAAAATTGTAATAATTTGTTGTGCTTGTGTTGCTTGTGATAAATCAATATCTGTAAAATATAAATTTAATTCACACGTATTCCCATATCTGTGTATAGTGCTTTGCGCTGTTTGTCCACCAAAAGTTAAACTAATATCAGTCTGACTTTCTCCATTTAACTCGTTATTAATCTTACTACTAGACCAAGTTGTATCTGTGCTTGTAGATGTATCGTCAATAACACCGCCTATATCATCCATTGTAGCAAGTTTATTGCTTACTGTGGCTGTGCTAGGTATCAATGCTTCAATATCTTCTACATCACTTGCGTCTGCTTTGTCACTTAATGCTGAATATACACCACCACTTTTAACAGGATTGTTACTACTTTGAGTTGGTACGTTGTCAAAAGTTAATGTGTCTTGTTTAGCGTTTAATAGTGTTGTTAAATCTGTTGTGTTTGTGTAATTAGATAACGTTTCTGTAAATTCACTTTCGGTTACATATTCTGTTAAATCTTCTGGTAATGGATAAACAACAGCGTCAATATCAAGGTCACCGCTTTCGACAGGTCTGTTTTCTAAATCGTCATAGTCTGTAATAATCTCAACACCTAAATCTTCTGTGGTTTTGTTACCAACAAGTGTCACACCATTTACACTAGGCTTATTGTTTAACTCATTGTAATTTGATGTACCACCACTGCCACCACCCTCTAGGTCATTGATAGCATTAACAAGATTATCTTTGTGTGGTGTCTGTAATTGTTCTAGGTCACCTATTCTTTCTCTTGCCGTTGTGTCCTTAACAGGAATGTCATAATTACCTTGACTTGTCTTAAATCTAAAATTCTTTACATCACCCATTAGCAATCACCACCCTCGTCTGTAATTTCAATAGTTTCTTCGTTTTCAAGATAAACGTGTCCGTCACCACCGTACAACTTTGTATCAACATAAAGTTTAAGTCTTTCGTTTTCTTCGTCATACGTTACATTCAAATAGAAATCATTCAACTTCTCGTTTATCCATTTCATTAACTCACTACTAATTTGACCATTGATTAACTCAATAATCTCATTTATTTTGTTCGTTAATTTACAAAGAACTTCATAATAAGATAGGCTATCGTCATACACTAAAGGTAAAACTTTGTGACAAAAATATCTTCTCATTCCTTGTATTTTCTTATACATAAGAATTGTACTCCTTTCTTACCATAATTGCATAAACAAATCTTCTAAATCTCTAATTATCATCATATCAATATTCAACATATTTTTCCTGTAATCGTCTAGCAATTTGTTAGGGTTAACACCACTATAACCGATAACTTTATGCAGATAATAGTCTAATGTGTTGTTCAATCTGTCTGATAAATTATTAGAATTGTTTGTTGCATTGTTATTGTTTGTTACTTTTCTAGCACTTGTCATATAGGTATCATCATCAAGATTACCGACACTACCCTGTGGAGTATCATTGAATTTATCCCAATTAGTTGCTGATAAACTCTCACTACCGTACGCACTCTCTGATTGACTTTCGCTAGTGCTTGTGCTTTGACTATGCTCTGTTGAAATGTTGTGTGTAGTTATAGGGTCAAACTCAATTAACTCACTTTCGTACAACTGATTGTAGTACGGCATTATTTCGTTGAGTGTTGTGTTCAACCTTAGTTTCCACAAACCAACAGTTTCTTCACCTATTTCTCTAGTGTAAAAATGTCTTAATATTTTACGTTCAAGAATTGGTTTATAGTCTGGGTCAAACATAGGATAATCAAAGTCAAATATTGAGGGTCTTGCTGTTTCAATAATTTCCTCAACACTTTTATATCCTTTGCTTTCACTTAAACCACTTGCTACTTCACAGATATAGCGTACCTCTGTTGTGTATTTACTCATTACTACACCCCTTTCTATTTTATTTTAGAATTGGTACGTGTGTCTATTACCATTTTGTCAACGCTACCGTCACCACTATCACCTGTGTAAACATCTTCATCATCAACTTCACGATAATCTTCACGATAATCTACTGAAATATCTAGACCAAACATATCGTTTATCTGTTCACACGCTTGTCGCCTAGCATTTAACCTACCATATCTACTAGCGATTATACCACCCATATTACGTGTAACTTCGTCTGACACAAGCCTTTCTTTCTTCTGCAAATTAAGATTGCTGATACCTAAATAGGTTAAGGCTTCGTTCCAAATTTCAGTTTTTAATTGATACAATTTGTCTGCCACATATGGTGCATCAGTTTTTAGAACGGTTAGACCGTTAACATCAAGTGCCTTTGTACCAAATATGAACGGTTCATTACCGTCATATTGCATATATAAATTCTTCATAGTCATTCTCTGATTTTCATCACATTGAATGAGAATAGGTGTCTTTTGTGCGTTAGCATTAACATCTATTGCTCTATCAAGATTATATAGCCTTTTGCTGAACATTTCCACATCTAACATTGAGTTAGTGTGTAACATATTATTGAAAATAATAACGCTGTTGTTTTCGTCTAAACGTTTGTTATATCCATTGGTTGCATATGCTGTTCTTTCTTTAGGTATCCTATAAACATCTAACTGTCCACCTATCATAGTTTGTAGGCATAAATATCCTAGAACCTCGTCCTCAAAGAAAACAGCCATACCATCACCAAACAATGCTAACTCTAAAAATCTAGGGTCAATAGTGTCTGGTAAATTCTTCCACTCAAACATACTAATTGCTAGTTCTGTTAGCCTGTTATAATATTGCAAATATGTTCTGTTATTCATATATGCACTTTCGTAAAATTGTAAATCTCTTTTTCTTCTAGGCATTTTTCTCTCCTTTATAGTGTACCATTATCTACTGAATAGTTACCAACATTCTGTGCGTTTTTCCAAAATGTAATACCAGCGTCATAAATATCACATATCTTTTTTGTATCGTCTGCTGGACATTGACCGACAGCAATACATCCTCTTGTCTTTGTGTATGTGAATTCTTTTCTAACGTTTCTGCTAGGCACTTTTACATATTGCATAGCGTAACCATACTTTGTAAAGAAATCATCAATAAGATGTGCAAAACCACCTTGTATTTGCATACGCTTAAAATAAAAATCTTTTGTTCTAGTTCCAACATCCCAACTACCACTATTTGTACCTCTTGCTTGATAAGGTCTATCTTGTAATTGGCTTGTTTTTCCGATTAAACTACCAGCACCGACCATACCACCTAAAGACATTAAAGGGTTTCCTGTTGCGATACCACCAACAACAGCACCAGCACTAGCGATACCTTGCATAATAGACGAACTACTTTCTTGTGCTAACCAAGCCCTGTATGTGTCATATGTCCAAGCTAACTGTGGAAAACCATCCATAACAAGTTTTTCAGTATAATTGTAACCCATTGTACCATTATATCCTAAAGGTGTTATTGCTATTTTAGTGTCACCTGTTTTAACACTTCTTATTCCAAATCTGCATTTATTATCAATAGATTGATTAAACCATTCATATCTATATTCTGCTGAATTATTACCACAATCTATAACTAAATAATTATATGGATATGTAAATAGTTTGTTATTTTTTGGTACATAACCACCTATATTATCGTACTTTCTATCTAATGTGTATTGTGTTATTTCTTGTGAAAAACCTGTTGGAACCATTGTTAATGACAATATAACATCGGGGTGGTCATTTGCCAATTTAAGAAATTCTTTTAGTTCTTCAACTTCTTCTTGTGTATCAATAGGGAATAGTGCGTAATCAGCGCCCGAAAATAAACCGTCATACATACCACCGACATCACCACTTCCACCACTCAATGAGTTAACTGTGTCGCACACTAAAACTGAATAAGACATAAAGTAATCAGTGTGTGTCATTTCAGCACAACATATATCACCCAATTCCACTGGCTCTGGTACAATGTTGAACCCAATTCCGTCAACAGCGGCGTGTTCTCTTTCTACAAAACATTCTTTTAATGTTACATCAAATAAGTATGTTTGCATTACATCAATTTCATATGTAATTTCACAAACTGCGTTGTTGACATATTCAACAGATAAAACAAAAGCATAAAACCATTTGTTACCAAAGTTTGTGTTTTGAAACGCTAAATAGTTGCAATTATATAAAAAGTCTGCACTCTCATTTAATCTGATTTTTTCTCTATGTACTCTTTGATAACTGTTTTCTGCGTACGCCTTTTTCATTATTCCTGTATTACCGTGAAAATAATTATTCTGTGCGCTAACATTATTAAACCACAATGTGTTTTTATAACTGTTATCTAATGGTACATTGGTATATAGTTTTATTGTTGTGTTTGGTGCAATATACATAAACTTACCTCATTAAACGCTACACCCCACATTACGCAAGGTGTAGCAAAATTAATTATGCAACTGTTAATGTTGCTGTTGCTGTAACTGTGTTGTTATATACTGATGTCGCTGTAACCGTAATCTCGGTTGCACTTTCTACATCAGCACCGATTGTAACAACACCAGCACCGTTGATTGTAACACCCTCAACATCTGATACAGACCACAGGACTGTCTTTGGTGCAAAGTTTTCTGTAACAACATTTGCTGACAATGAGATTGTCTGTCCTGCACTTACTGTTGCTGTGCTTGGTGTAATAGTAATAGATGTAACGCTAGGTGTACTAGGAATAAACATAATAGCATTTGCAAAAGGTGAAACGCTGAATGTTTTCCATACGTGATACCAATAGTTCCAATATAGACCCTCACCGTTGTACTTCTCTGTGAAGTTTTGGAAGTTGTCAAAAATCATAAGATAATCTTTGTCAATAAGTACACAAGGAATTGCGTCTAAAGCCTCTAACTGTTCGTCTGTTAATGGTGTGTATGTATCATCACCGTCAAATAGAATTGCTAGTCTATCTTGGTCTAAATCACCAAAACTATCAATTAGTACACGCTGACCCATAAACTGTGCCTTATCCATATTAAATGCACTAGCAAGAACCTCAACATCCATAACAGCGTCAAATTTACTATTTACAAGTACAATCTGGTCTGTCTTTTGTGAATGGTTCATAACACCAGCAATATTATATTTATCTGATAAGAACTCTAACTTATTAGAAATACCCTTAACCTCTGAAATAATAGGCTTCATATTCTCTGTTGTAACCTGTGGAATTTCGTGTGGGTATAATTCACCGTTTAATAGGTGTACTGCAAGTAGGTACTTCATTGTTAAGAACTCGTCATAATTAGCACCTGTATACATAGCGTCAACAATCTTTGCAATAAGGTCTGAAATACCTTGCCAAGATAAGAACGCCTGTCTTAATTGGTCGTTCTGAATTGTTGCCTTATAATACTTCTGATAATTCATAACGTGGAACGCTGAACGTACGTCTGGAATTTCACGCTTAAACTGATTACCAACAGCGTGCTCTGGGTCGAACTGATAAGGCTTCGCAATGTTAACAAAAATTTCTTCAATAGTTTCACCAAACTCTAATAAACCTTTCTTGAACATAGCCCAAGGGTTGTCATATACTTTTGATGTAACAATGACCCTACCGATACGGTTAACAAGTGCATTTAAGAACTCATTCTGTAACTGTGGGTTATCCATAATAATAGCACCGATTGTTCGTACACTATCTGCGTCTGGTGTTGCAATAGGTACATAATTCTTATAGTTGTTTGTTGCACTATTCCTAATAGCATTAAGAATATCAACAGACGAATTTGTTAATGTTTTAATTTTTGGTTTTACTGGCATAATTTTATCCCTCTCTTTCTTCAAATAAATCTTCAAATGTGACGCTTTCTCCGTCATCCTTTACATCTTCGGTTTGCTCGTCTTTTACTTCTTGTGGTGTTGTCTGACCCTCAAAGAAACGTGCTTTATATTTATCACGCCAACTAGCGTCTAAATCATCAAGTTTCTTCTGCCATTCTTCTTCATTAACACCTGTTGTTCTAGTTTCCATATCGTTATATGTGTCTGACATATCCTCGACAAAACTTAACGCTTCATCAGAACTGTCCTCACCGATACGTTCTTGAACACGTTTCATAAAATCTTCTTTACTTAGTACAGCCATATTATTCTCCTTTCTTGTACTAACGTTTGTAAAATGGTTTAAGATAATATATCCACTTCATTTTACTTTTGGTAGGTGTAGGTGGTACAGGTGGGTCTGGTGGAGGAGGTGGTGGAGGACTTCCTGTGAAATACTCGTACCAATAATTTGCCCACCTTTCTCTATTTGGGATGTTAGCATAGTCTGGGTTAGGTCTTTCTCTTTCATACATATATGCCATCATTGCTTCAATAGGATTATCTAAAGCCTTGAACTCGTCAGCGTTATAAGGATAACGTGATGTTGGTATCCAAGGACTTCTATTACTTTCTATTTCTTCTGCAATTAGTTCGCATTGTGCATTACCATCAAACCAATCCCAACCGTGTATAGCAACCCAATTAGTCAATATTGTATGTGGTGTCCATTGGATTAGACCCCAGCCGTCACCACCTAGTTCTTGACAACCGGGATTTATCGTACTCGCTTCTTGTTCAATGTTACCAAGCATACCTGATATACTTGCGTCTGAATATCCACGAGGTTTGAAAAACCAATAGAACAATATTGCGTTTTCTAAATGCTGTTCTTCTGTTAATGTTGCTTCTTGCCCTATGACATAATTCCAACCCATTATTTTACCTCTAACAGTACATTGTGCAGAACATTCCAAAGGCACAAGCGTCAAAAGTATGACTACCAAACACACCGTCAACTTCCAGACCCCAAAAGCCTTGAAATTTGCAAACAGAATTTTCAGTATCGAAGCCAAAATCTCCGTCAACTTTGAGGTCATCGTTACAATACTCGTTAAAGTAAATTTGTAATCTTCTAACTTGTTCACCTTTATCACCCCTCTTTAGTGTTGGTTGTGGTAACGTAAACCAAGCCCAATCTCTACTCATTCCGTCTGTAACTACAACAGTATGTGAAGTACATTTACCGTCTACTAATATGTCACCTGTATATAATTCATCAAGTGACACAAATTTCACTTCTGCAAATCTGCCTGTTGCTAATAGTTCTTGTACCTCTGTGTGAGTGCTAAAAGCATTAACACTAACACCGTTTAGTTGATTAACTATCCAAGCAACTAGAGAAGAACAATCAGCATTTGTCGGTAGGTTTTCGTGTAACCCTTGCCACCATATTGCTAGTCGGTCTGGTTGACTATATCCAACAACATCAGATTGACAAGCACATTTCATAAGAAAAGCGATAGCGTTTGCGTCCTCTACTTTCTTTGCTCTTAACACTCTCCAACCGTTTCTATGAATGTAACCATCTTGTATCATACATTCATTATGTGTTTGGTCACCTCTGCGACCGTCAACAGTACCATTCTCTGAAATTCTAGCACTTCCAAATTTAACCATTATTCTTCATCCTCTTGACTTTCTAATAATTTCTTCATTCTTTTACTTAACCATTTAGGTACTAACTTACTATCTATTGTACCTATATTCTCAAGTATGCTACAAGTTTCCATAATGATAAGGTATGCACATACACCCTCTGCAATAGGTATCTCTATACCAAGATTTAGATATACCTGTGTGTAGTCTAATGCAAAACCTAAAAGCATTATCATTATACATCCACCTTTAGCAATCAAACCTCTACGCATTTCACTAGAACAAAATTCTTTTGTATGCAGTGCTTTGATTATACCACTAATAAAGTCAAATACCATAAATGTTAAAGTGCAAATTATTAGCCACATAATACTTTTATCTCCTTTCCTATGATATTTAATTATACCACACTATCGACATTTTTTCAATTATGTGATACAATAAAGTTAAGTAAAAATTTAATTATTAGAAAGGTGGTGAGAATAATGAGCGATAATAAATTCTATGACGGTACAAAATTATTGTCAATGTCAGACTTAAATGGTAAAAAGCCTGAGATATATATGTGTACTAGCAATAGAAGTGCTGGAAAAACTACTTATTTTAATAGACTTGCTGTTAATCAATTCAAGAAAAAAGGTGAGAAGTTTGCACTATTATATAGGTTTAACTATGAACTTGATGATTGTGCCGATAAGTTCTTTAAAGATATAGGAAATTTGTTCTTTGAGGGTGACACACTTGTATCAAAAAGAAAAGCAAGTGGTATATATCACACGTTGTATTTGAATGAAGAAGAATGTGGTTACGCTATTAGTTTGAATAGTGCCGACCAATTAAAAAGATATAGTCATTTGTTTAGTGATGTTAAACGTATTATCTTTGATGAATTTCAGAGTGAAACAAATCACTATTGTGATAGAGAAGTACAAAAGTTTATAAGTATTCACACATCAATCGCACGAGGTGATGGTTCACAAATACGTGAAGTTCCTGTGTATATGATTTCTAACCCTGTTAGTATTATCAATCCATACTATACATCTATGAACATAAGTGATAGACTAACAAGTGAAGTTAAATTCTTACGTGGTGATGGTTTCGTGTTAGAACAGGGTTACAATGAAAGTGCAAGTGTATTACAAAAGACAAGTGGTTTTAATAGAGCATTTAAGAACAATAGTTATGTATCTTATAGTGCTGAATGCGTTTACTTAAATGATAGTGAAGCATTTATAGAAAAGCCACAATCAAACAATAGCAAATATCTTGCTACCATTAGATATATGGATAATGACTATGGTATTAGACAGTATGACGATTTAGGTATTGTCTATTGTGATACAAAACCTGACAAAACATTCCCTTATAAAATATCTGTCACAACTGATGACCATAATATTAACTACGTTATGTTAAAGAGTAATGATTTATTTATATCACACTTGCGTTACTTCTTTGAACGTGGTTGTTTCAGATTTAAGAACTTGGAATGTAAAGATGCAATACTAAAATTTTTATCATATTAGGTATCTACTATTGTTAATAACATTGAACGATTGTGGGTGTGCAAGGTTGGAATAATACCTCCACAATGTTTATCGTGTTTGCATTACGCCTTGTTGTTGCAATAGTTAAAGATATAAAAAAGAGTAGATGTTGGTTGTTTCCAGCACCTACTCTTTTGCTTTTACTGTGTTAACAATGTTATTAAATACATAAGACACACTAATATGAATAAACCTGACAGAAATGGAAAATAATAGTTCATATATTTACCTCTCTTCTTTCTTATAATCTCTTGGATATATAACACCCTTTGCAATACAAAATGAATTACACAAATCACCTTGATACATACAACGTTCGCAATGTGAAGCGTCACGCGCTATGCAAATAGATACAATATCTGATGTTTTTACACGGTTTAATTTTCTTTCGTAATAATGGTATTGTTTACGGATAGTTTCTAGTACCAGCATTACGGTATCATATCCCACAGCGTTTCTAGTTAATTCCTTGTATATATCATTACATATCTTTTCACAATCTTTTGCTATATCCATATCATCACCTCATTTCGTATGTGGTTTCAACAAGTAGTATGCCACCACTAATTCTCTTTGGCATTAACTTACTTGGCACTTTTAACCCAACCTTAAAGTCTGTTAGTTCTCTCTTTTGTTTCACAAACTCTAGTTCTTCCTCGTTGTATTCTTCTGCACGTTCTTCATCATATCCCTCTATACTGTCGCGTAATAAATCTTTACACCTCTTTGGCATACCAGCACATTTAATATTGTAATATGGTTGTTCTATTTCTTGTAAATCTTCGTGTGTAACGTGTTCAATGTATGTCTTTTGTCTTGCAAAAATAGCTTCATCCCATTGTGCTTCTAGTTTCCAACAACAGAAATCAGTTTCGTGTACCTCAATACCCTTAATTTCTTCAGGTTCAAGGTCACAATGTATGCTGTCTGTGTCTGCATATATGAAACCTCTCTTGTCTACACCATAATAATTCTTTTGTGCTGCACGTATTGTAAAGTTACGTGCATAAGATGTGATAGCACTACCGATAGGTATGTACCCTGCTTTCTTATCAAACGCTGGTATGGTGTGGAAACGTATATCACCCTCACTATCTTCGTACGCTACCTTGAATGAACTGTTGGTGTTACTTGCCATTTTACCGTACAAATTATTTAAGAATAACTTTGCGAGTGTTCTCATAGCACCTTTGCTTTCAATTTTTATCTTCTTATACTTCTCTATATACTCGTCAAATATACCAATCATTGATGTAAAATAACAACCGTCTAATATCTCAAAATCTTCTACGTTATAGTGTTCTCTAAATAAATAATAGTCTGTCATTGTTAATGTTAATGTTACACGAGTATCTATTACTTCATTTCCCTTGTCTAAAAACTTATAATAGTCACCTGTATCTCTATCGTAAACATCTGATGTTGTTAAACAAACATTAGGCTCGTATAACCAACTACCTTTTATTTGTATGAATGGTAACATATTATCCTTGATATAAAACCTTGTTCTAACTCTGATAAAGAAATACTTGTCGTTTGCTAGTGCTTTCTTTGGGATATAGTTTCCTTTCCAAAATGTTGGTAGACCCACAGGGTATCTATTTCCACTCTCACTAGACATCATACTAGGGTATAAGGAATTAACATCTGCGGTTGTACCTTTTCCATAAAGTTTGTTCTCTTTTCCTTTTACAACGTAACACCATCCACCTTTGTATGAACGTCTTATGTATGCATCCACGTTTAGATAATCGTACTTATTTACGTCTAACTCTTGTTCAAATAAGTCTGGAAATAATTCATCATACTCAAAGCACTTATCTGATTGACTTGTTAGTGTTTTGAACTCACTTAAACAACAACTACCTATTGTTAGTTTATTGTGACCCTGTTCGTACATAATTTCTAGTGCTTCTTTTACCACTAGCACATCATTAGCAATGTACTCTTTTTCTTCGTCTGTTATCTCACAACCAGCATACCTAAAACCAGCGTATTCCATATCTAATTTTTGGTGCTTTGTGTTGAACGCTTTGCCTATAACTCTGACAGAAAATGGCAACAACTTCAAACTGTCTAACAACTTAATCTTATATCTTCCTATACATATTGTCATACTATACCATTGACCCATATCAGATATACTATACTTAAATTCTTTTGCTGATAGTTCACTATCTTCGTGCCAATAGGCTTCTAGTAGATTATCTTCTTTTAGTGTTATTGCCTGTTTATATTTTGCTTTCTTTAGTAGAAAATCTAACCAAAAACTACCGTCAAACTTTAAGTTGTGATAGTACACTGTTATATTACAATTAAGTGATTTGAAATACTCAAACTGTTCGTCTATACTATGAAATATATGCACGTCCTCTGTACCTAACTCAACACTAGCACTTGCCCAAACTTCTGTAAATGTCTGTCCCTTGTAAACTGTGGTTTCAAAATCACCAACAAATATTCTATTATTTGTCATAATATACACCTTTCTATTCTTCAATTAACATATCTTTTAATACCGATATTTTTACGTTTTGTTTATGTATCAAATTATTTTGGTACTGAATAAGTTCTGCCTGTTTGTTAATGATTTTGTCTTGCCTGTATATTATTTCCTCATAGTTACCTATCATTTCTGTCAATGCGTCCCATTCTTTTTGTGTTAATTTTATCATATAATCACCTCACTAATTAAACCAATTTGCTTCTGCTAGATTGCTCAAATACTGACTCTCAACCGAATCAAATTCTTCACCTAATTCACGATATACTTGATTTATAAAAGAGTCAACTCTTTGTTCTAGTTCGTTCTGTTTTGAAGCATATATAATTGCACTTGCTAGTGTTATTGCTTCGCTACCCATTTTCTCTAACGCTGACGCTATTTCTTCCTCACTATATGCTTGTACTAATCCCTCTAAATATCCACTAAAATAATTTGCGTTTGGAACGTGTAAAGTATAAGGCTTATAATAAAAGTTATCCCATTCACTATCTATTTTTGACCTAATATTATTCAAAACAATGTGGCTAAAACTACCCACACTTTCGTCTTGTGCTGGTTGTGATTGTTGTGGCTCGTACTCACCAACTTCCTCAATCAGTTCTCCTGTGATAACATCAATAACAGTGTCACCCACATCAACATATGGTGTCTTTATTGAACTTAATAACTTCAACCTTTTCTTTGATATTCTTTGTTGTTTTGGCGGTATGATTGACATAACTTTTTCAATGTCACCACCATACAACTTTGTTATACGTTTTATTTGATACTCATAGGCACGTTGATTTTTTGTCAATTTCTTCTTTGCCATTTCTGTTATCCTCTCTATGTTTCACGTTAAACATTTATAATAAAAGGGTGACTAATAATGTCACCCCTTACCCTGTTATAAATTGTTCCTAATCTAGTTCTATGAACTCTAAACCATAACCATCCTTGCGATACTTTGTAGAATAGAACTTGTGGAACTTGACACCTGCCTTACCATTCTTAATCTGTTCAACGGCTTCTTCGTCTGCTAAAATATCTTTTGCTTCTTCAACATAACTCTGTGAAGCATTTACAAAGCAATCGTCTAATATAATAACTAGACCCTCACCATAACCATTGTCCTTGCTGATGAATAAGCCACGCATTGTGTAAACCTTTCCCATTTCAAGTTCTGCTGATTTCTTGTACTCAAAATTGGTTGTATCAATACCCCACTCATCAGATAATGTCTTTTTATTGTGTTTTGCTATACCCATTATGTTCACCTTTTTTTAACCTTTCTTTGTTTGTGTGGTGTAAAGGTGTGCTGGATAATGCACACCCACACCGACAATCTTTTTTTACGCTTCTTCGACTTCTTCGATAATCTTCCTATTATCGTCTAACTTGTGTGCCATTCTTAAAAAGTCCTGTTCTAACATTCCGTACAACTGTTCAACTTCCTCTGTCTGAAGCACTTGCACTGCCTTGTATCCATTTTCGAGAATGTTGTTCTTCTCAATGAATGGAATAATCTTTGCTTCGTCCTTGAATGTAGTAGCAAGTTCAACACGAACATTCTCAACCTCTGCATTGTTGATGTTAACAACCATTAAATCAACTGTTGTACTCTTGATACCTCTTGTTACCATTCTCTTTCTTGCCATAATTTTCACCTTTTCCTTTCCGATGTTTCGCGTGAAACATCTATGCAATTTTTTCTTTGTTTCGCTGGGTTATGGCTTAACCCAAAGCGTTGTGATGAGTTGCACATCATACAGGCTTGACCCTCAACGCTTATTTTGTTTTGGTGTGTTCTCTTAACTTGTATATATAGTATCATATATACGTTGTAAAATGTTAACAAAGAATTGCGATTTTACCAATCGAAATTGTTTATTTTTTCCAATGTTGCGACTATGCCCTGATTAGTTTTCCATAGTTCAAATGTAGCCTTATACACTCTCCTTGTACTGTTCAACGCTACAACAGTTTGACCATAATAACTAGCACATTGTAACTTGTAAATGTCTACTACTGGAATTTCCTCGCCCCTATAATTGATACTCATATACTCACCCCCTTACCTCAACAATGTGTGCTTCTGTCATAAATTCAGCACTATATGCATCACAAAACAATTTCGCTAACATCCACTCATCAAATTCACCGACTATTGTTCTAATTTGTGATTTAGTTTCGTCACTCCATCTAGTCGCTATTACATAGTATTTTTTCATTGTTTATACCTCTCTTTCCTGTTTGTTGTTGTAACCCTTTAGGGTTATATCGTGTGGCTGGAATTGCACCAGCCTTTTAGCACTAGCCACGATTTGTTTTTACATATCCATTAGCACTTTATATGAGTTGTCTTTCGTTTCAAGTCTAACTTCTTTGAGATTGCCGTTTTCATCATATACCGACCATCCAGCACTAAACCCAAATGTGTTGGCACTACCAACCCTAAAATCTTCTGAATTTTCTTGTTTTCTAAACTGTTCAAAACACCAATCGTATGCATTTTGTTTTGCACTAGACCACGTACTATACAAATCGCTTAAGGTGCGTCCCTCTAAATATAGATACCTTGCTATTATCCTTTGTCCTGCTTTTGTACTTGCTTTGAATTCTCTCATAATTTACACCTCACTATTCTATTTTATTTTAACCCTTTAGGGTTATATCGTGTGGCTGGAATTGCACCAGCCTTTAGCACTAGCCACGATTGCTTATCTGTACTTATCATATAAGCCTGTTTTGTCTAATTCTTCAAATATTTGGTGTGACATTTCCTCGTAAAATTTTGCCGTTTCGAACTCGTCGCCCTTTAACTCTCTTAATTCGGCGGCTTCTTTGAATAATACCGAAATAGAATTTAATACGCTTTTACTTGCTGTGATTTTACCAAAACATTTTACATCAATAGTCATAACCTGGTACCTCTCTTTCGTATCTTGTTTTCCTTACCTTGTAACTATAGTATATACCATATAACCCCATTTGTAAATATGTAATATTACACAAAGATATGGTACACCATTTGTGCATATTGCCAGCG